TTGCCGAGGGTGACCCACGTAGTGCATTTATGGCGTTAATGAATAATGCAATGTCATTAGGTGGTAGAATATCTTCATTACAACAAAATAGTTCTAAACAAATCGAACAACTAGCGGCTAACTTAGTCCAACAATATTTTAATTTACCTGAAGACGCTATTAGATTAATACCACATCTTACATCATTTGGACCACAACGTGCGTTACCAAATATGAGAACTTCACCTAAACAATTTTCTGAAGAAGATATTAAAAAAGCATTTAAAGATGCTGACAAACACAAAGAAGAATTAGAAAAATTTGCACAAGAGTTTGAAGACATGGGTGTAGAATTTGATTACTCTAAAGGTGATGAGATTGTATCTAAAAAAATAGAACAAGCGGCTTTAAAAACATTTGAGGATGAAAAAGCTAAAAGAAGATTTATCAACTCAATTAACAAAGGTTTCGCATTTAATTTAGGTGAATTATACGAAGAATTAAATGAATATGTTGATAAGATTAATCCTGAATTAAGTGAGTTATACGCAGCGTCACAAGCAATAATGGAACACCTATATTGGTTATATCCTAATTTACAACAAATGGCTAGCGGTGGTGGTGGTCAATTGGCTCAACACGAAATCACTAAACCTGATGGTTCTAAAGAAAGTAGTAACGATGAAGAAGAAGGTGGTGATGAAGGTTCTAACGAAAATGAAATGAGTAACCAACAAGGTGGTGAAGAACAAGGTGGTGAAGAACAAGGTGGTGAAGAACAAGGTGGTGAAGAACAAGGTGGTGAAGAACAAGGCCCTTACACAATTGAAGCTTACGGTCCTACATTACCATTATTAATTCACGAACTTTTATTAGGAGTTGCTAAGTATTTCAGTTGGTTAGGTGGTATTCAAGGAAAAGAAAAATCACAATTAATTATTCAATCGACTGACACAATTGGTAATGAGGTTTGGAATTCATATATGGGTAAAGTATTCTTCAAAGAATTGATGTTAAGATTTAAAGCGTTAAACGATGAATACGCATTACAAGATAAAAAAGTTCAAAATAGAATATTGTTATTCTTACAATTACATTTAGCAACATTATCTAAAGATGATTTAGAAACATTATTAAATGGAATTCATAAACAAGATGACCGAGTAATTCAAATAATTAATGAATTAGTTGAAGGTGCTATGGAACAATATCAAGAACTTCACAAAGACATGCCAGAACCAACTAAAAACTATGGTTCAGGTGTTGATTTAGGTGATGAAGATGATACAGAAGACGATAATTTTGATTTTGGTGACGACGATGATGATGATGATGTCTATTAATATACGTACTAAATAAACGATAAAGACCTCCAATTTTAATTAATTGGGGGTTTTTTGGTATTTATAAATAAAAAACTTATGAGTTTGACAAGAGAACAAGTTATGTTAGAATACGTTAAGTGTATGAAGGACACTCCATATGCGTTAAGCACGTATCTACAAACATACGACAACACAGTTTCAAAATACGTTCCGTTAGAATTATTCCCCGACCAAATAACGTTATTACAGGATTACGAGAACTATAATGAAAACATAGCATTAAAATATCGTCAAGCGGGTGTATCAACTGTAACATCGGCTTGGGTTTCTAAAAAATTGGGATTTGCTAAAAAAGAAAAACCTGAAAAAATACTGATAATTGCCAACAAATTGGATACATCAATTGAGATGGCGAATAAAATCAGAGCCTTTGTCACACAATGGCCGAGTTGGGTTAACGTTCATATTGACCCAAATAAAAAATCAACCAAACATTGGAAATTAAATAATGGTTGTGAGGTTAAGGCAGTTGCAACATCAAAGGATGCTTTACGTGGATTTACACCTACGATATTAATATTTGATGAGGCCGCGTTTATCGAAGCCGATAGTGATTTCTGGTCTGCGTGTATGGCGTCCCTATCAACAGGGGGTAAAGTAATTGTGGTATCAACACCTAATGGTAATGATGCGATTTACTACGAGATTTACGACCAAGCATTGAGAGGAATGAATGACTTCAAAATTACGGAAATGTATTGGTATCGTGACCCTCGATACACGAGTGATTTATATTTTGTTAAGACAGATGATGCTATTCATTACTTATTAAATAAAGAAGAATACGGACCTGAGAAAATAATAAGTTGGTCTGATATAGAATTTAAAGATAGAGACTTTGAGGCTGCTAAAGAATTAATTAATAACGGACACAAACCTTGTTCTGATTGGTTTGAAAGGATGGTTAAGAAACTTAAATACGACAAACGTAAAGTTTCTCAAGAGTTAGAGTGTAACTTCCTTGGTTCAGGGGATAACGTATTTGATTCAAGATTAATGCAAAAAATTCGTGAGAATTATTTATTAGAACCCCAAAATAAAATGTTAGGTAATCAATTATGGATTTGGAAAGAACCGGTAATAGGTCACAAATACATTATGGGTGTCGATGTCAGTCGTGGGGATAGTGAGGATTTTAGTTCATTTCAAATTGTCGATTTTGAGACTCGTGAACAAGTTGCTGAGTTTGTCGGTAAACTTCCCCCTGATACTATGGCCGAGATTTGTTTTAAATGGGCTAATATGTATTCTGCGTATGTCGTAGTCGATATCACGGGTGGTATGGGTGTTTCCACATCACGTAAACTTCAAGAGTTAGGTTACAAAGATTTATATGTTGATGGTGAAGACATAAACAATACTTGGAAATACAATCCAAAATCAGCGGAGAAAATACCGGGAATTAACTTTAACAATAAACGTGTTCAAATAATCGCATCGTATGAAGAGGCGATGAGACATGACTTCAGAATTTACAGTCATCGTTTATACAATGAAATGGATACGTTCATTTACATCAATGGTAGACCTGACCACCAAAAAGGACGACATGACGATTTACTTATGTCTATCGCAATGGCAACCTATGTGGGGGAGACATCATTTAGTAAATTAACCAAAGTTACTGAACAGGCTAAAGCAATGCTTGAATCGTGGTCAGTAAATAATAACAAATCAGTTAGTAAAGATATGGATTTTAATCCAGTCTTACCAAACTATAACAACAACTTTGGTCAAAATAGTAATAACAATTCAAATATGGCTAAAGAAGATTATATGACATATGGTTGGTTATTTGGTAATTACGGACAAAAATAGTAAACTATTTAGATATTGATATTTATAATTAAAATTCTTATATGGAAAATAATAACAAATTAACGGTTTGGCAACGTTTATCACAATCGTTTGGGCCAAATTCATTATTAAATCAAGACTACCCCACATATAAATTTGATAAAAAAGAGTTGTTAAGAACAACCTCAAAAGATGAGTATGAAAGAGAAAAGTTACAATCTCAACAAACTTTTTATTTAACAAATCAGTGGGCCAAAATTGAAAGTAACTTATATTCACAGTCAATCTATTACGAACCAACTCGTTTAGCGTCATTCTATGATTATGAATCAATGGAATATACCCCTGAGATATCGGCAGCGTTGGATATCTACGGTGAGGAATCAACAACGGTTGATGAAAATGGGTTTATGTTACAAATATACTCAGAATCAAAACGAATTAAGTCAATATTAACTGATTTATTTAATAATAGTTTAGATATCAATACTAACTTACCTATGTGGGTTAGAAATACGTGTAAATACGGGGATAACTTTGTTTACTTAAAATTAGACTCCGAAAAAGGTGTTATAGGTTGTATGCAATTACCAAACATTGAAATTGAACGTTTGGAAAGAGGTATGGCGGCGAGGATTAATAATGTTGAGGATGTTAATAACAATAAAGGTTTACACTTTCAATGGAAAGTTAAAGACATGGAATTTAACTCTTGGGAAATTGCTCACTTCCGTTTATTGGGGGATGATAGAAAATTACCATACGGAACATCAATGTTAGAGAAGGCAAGACGTATTTGGAAACAGTTATTGTTATCTGAAGATGCGATGTTAATTTATAGAACATCAAGAGCCCCTGAAAGACGTGTATTTAAAATTTTCGTGGGTAACATGGACGATAAAGATGTTGAACCATACGTACAACGTGTTGCAAACAAATTTAAACGAGACCAAGTTGTTGATAGTAAAACAGGTAACGTTGATTTAAGATATAATCAGATGGCGGTAGACCAAGATTATTTTATTCCTGTTCGTGACCCGGCAGCACCTAACCCAATTGAAACATTACCGGGAGCTCAGAACTTAGGTGAGATTGCTGATATTGAATACATCCAAAAGAAATTATTAACCGCACTACGTGTCCCTAAAGCGTTCTTAGGTTTTGAAGAACCTGTTGGTGAAGGTAAGAACTTATCATTAATGGATATTCGTTTTGCAAGAACAATTAACAGAATACAAAAATGTATGATTGCGGAAATGAATAAAGTCGCAATTATTCACTTATTCTTATTAGGGTTTGAAGATGAATTATCTAATTTTACATTAT